TCCAGTAGAACTCTACTCCTCTAATCTCTGCAATTTTCTCAAGTGGATTCTGAATGGGGACGATATCGTACTTTAAGTTTTGATCTGATGTAATCGTCGTAGAGAAAGCAATAACGTCTCCTTCAATATGAAGTGAACCTGTCTGGTCCAGGCGCATATCATTATTACCGTCTACGTAAAAGTTCAGATCTTTGAACGCATCAATACTGCCGCTCACGTAAACTCTATCCCATCTACTTCCTGAGCTTCCAAGATTGTAAGAGGCGTTAATTAGGGGCACAATGTGTGCCGATCCTGTTATATCTCCTGAGGCGGAACTTGAAATGAGTCCGGATGGAGTATTTGTAAAATTACCATAATCCAGATAGTAGGATGCTACCTGGTTATTTAGTTTAGATGCATTGTCGGCAGTGGAGATACTCCCATAAACAATATGACCGCCTTTCGCTACGACTACCGTACCCGATGTTGCTTCCGAAAATGTAATAACGGCCGAGTTTACTGTATTAAGATTAATACTCGCAGGAATAATATAGTTATCATTGTCGTCATATACGGATATGATAACGTTCTTAGTATTAAAGTTATGAGTAACAGTAGTGGATGTTACGCTAGTAAACGTATCGGCTACTGTTGGGACTTCAATCTGAGATCCTGATACTATATGTCCTCCCTTCGCTACAACCGCGGTTCCTGAGGTATTTTCTGAGAAAGTTATATCTACGGTATTATTGGATGCAATATAGACGGATTTCGGAATAATCTGATAATTGTCCGTATCGTAGACGGAGACTAGAATATTCCGACTATTAAATCCGTGATTAACCGTAGTAGAAGTAGTGGACGAAAAAGATGCTGTTACAGTTGACTCTTGAGAAACTGTTGTAGTTATACCTGTGATTCCTGATCCATCTCCTACAAAAGAGGTAGCAGTGACAGAGCCGGTAATTTCAAGATTATTAGTTGTATTATAGGATGATCCGGTTGGAGCAAAGATACCGGCTCCGCCAATACCGGTGAGTCCACTTCCGTTTCCAAAGAATGAACCAGAGAATGCCGATGCAGATACGGCGTTAGTTACAACAAGAGATGCAAGACTAGCGTCAGAACCGCTAGTTACCAATTTTTTCCAGTTAGGCATTTATTTAGTTTATTGCGGTTGGTTACCTCAAACGAGGCCCACTTCCCGTGAAGGCCAACAATAGCTTATATAAATAGCAAAGGGCCCGAAGGCCCTTGCTTATTTTCCTTTCATTTCTGTCAATTTAACCCAGATATTATAAAATTGTTCGAATTCTTCTCCTAGGAACGTTGCCGTCCTTAGTTTATTAAGAATGAAATCAACTTCTTTATCTGTTAATACTGTTTTTGTAGCAGCCTTCGGAGCGGTCTGCTGTGCTTGTACTCTATCTACTAAGCCCATAACTAATTTTTTAAACATGGTTTAGACATAAATGTAAATCTCATCGCTATCAATTCTAATGTTTCCAGCATGATCTGCCTGTGCTGTAGCAGCATTGGCTTCTGTACCTTCGAATACACCAGCGATCGAATAGGCAGGTGTCTGTGCTCCTGTAGCATTCGATGCAACTCCTGTAGCGATCGAGAGACGACCATCGTTAGTATTGTAGCTGGCATCCCAGAAGAGGAGGTTACCGGAATTTGCAGCTCCTTCTGATCCCCCAAATATGATACCAGAATCGCCAGTTGCAGCCGATCCTGAGGCTAGAAGGATGAAGGCATCTTCTACTAGAAGGTTAGCTGTCTGAAGCTCTACTGCATCGCCATAGACTGTAAGATCGCCGCCAATGGTAAGGTTGCTTGCAATCGTTACACTGTCTGGAAGTCCAACAGTTACTGTGCCACCAGATCCAAGTGTGACCGAACCACCGGTAACTTCAATTTCGTTAGAAGTACCCTGTACCGTTAAGGATGTGTTACCCTGTACTGCGTTACCTGCAGATGCACCGTAGGATACAGACAGCTGACCGGAGCTGGCTGCTAAACCGGTTCCGGCGACGCCCGAGACTAAGTCGGCAACACTTTCTTTCTTCGTACTGTTATCATCGGCATCGATGAATGCGATACTGTCTGCAGCAACAGCTACCGTTCCGGCCGATAAATCATTTAGGTCAACTGCTACTGTAGCAGCACCGCCTTCAGCTGCACCGTTGGTAATCGTAGTACCACCGTTTGTAGCATTAGCAAGGCTCTGTACGTAGTTACCTGTAGTATCTGTACCAAGAGCGACTGAGTCAGCCTGGATGGTTGCAACACCGGCGGCATTGATTGCAATGTCACCGCTAACTGTACCAAAGATCGAGCTCGACATGAACGGCAAGAACGATCCAGAATCAACATTGAACTGTCTTGCTGCAGCACCGTCAAATGTTCCGGCGGCAGATAAACCAGCTCCTGCTGTCAAAGCGTTAGGAACTTTCAAGACTGATAACGTATTCGACGAGACTTCAATGGTAGATGTGTCGGCTACGTTTGTGTTAAGCATCGTACCTTCAACCGAGGTACTGTTGATAGTGATAGCACCATCCGAAGCGATAGATGCATCACCACCATCTGATGCTTTGTTAAATATATAAGTGGCAATCTGGGAGGTGTTAATACGTCCTTCGGTACCTCCATCGGAAATCGCTAACTTATCGGTATCGGCAACCGTAATGCCGGTTAGATCCGATCCGAAGTTATCAATGTCAAGACCGGTGGCGGTGATGCCGGTAAGTGCAGAACCGTCCCCTTTAAAATAGGACGCTGTTACTGCTAAATCTACTTCTAGGTTGCTAAGTGCCGCTGCGGATCCCGACACTATCACCTTTTTCCAAGATGCCATAGTATGATGTGTTTAGTTTAGTGTGTTACTGATATAAATATCACAGGCCAAAGTAAAACTCGTTACTACTTGAATAGAATAAGCTTCCGGTTACCGGGGTAGGTGGAGTTTCAAATCGTTTAAAAACTAAAACTCCCTCTTCGTTTACTTTTACTCTAGTGTCTCCTTGTCGTTTTACCTCAAAAGTATCGGTACTTCCATCTAAGTCAACGATCAACGATCCTGTTATACCGACATTATTGGTTGTATTGTAGAAAGATCCGGTACGGGAAAATATTCCGCTTGAACCGACCTGCTCTAAAATGTTTGTACTATTCAGGAAAAAAGATCCAGTAATATTCAAGGATCCGGTAAAGTTACCGGACCCACTAAAATGAGGACTAATCTGTTTCCACTGAATGAGTGCCATATTAGGTTAGTTTTCCTTCGATTACAAATTCGTCTGTTGCGCTGACCGTAAATCCTAGCCCGGCGTTGAAAATAATATCAACATCAGCACCGTTCTGAGAGATTGATGTTATTGCATCATCTTCAACAAGTATACCGTTTATAAAAACGTTAAAATTTCCTTTTACAAGAGCAGGGAAACCCGTTGGAGGAGTCGAAATCGTCCTACTATTTAATTTAACCGTATTGGATGCCGGCGTTACAGTAACTGAATGATCGTTACTGTTAAATTTATTGCTTAGGCCTACGTAAGCTTTTTCTGCGTTTGTCATTGACGATTCTTGAATTTGAGTTACATTGTAATTGATCGACGAACCATCAAAATATCTCGTCGAACCCGCTGTCTTTAATGTTGGTGCAGATGCCATTATAGTTTACTTATGTCTGTAGTTGTTTCTAATCCAAAACTGACTGCTCCTTTCGAATAAAACTTCTTAACGTTATTTAAACTAGCCTGAATGCTGTCCGAGATAATATGTCCAAGCATCTGAATATCGAATGTTGTTCTTACTACTCTGTCTCTACCTTGAACAAGTTCTGTAACGTTTGTATACTGATCGATCATTGCTCTGAACTGGAACCGTTCTGGGTCCCCCCAGTATGCATCCGATGCAAAGTTGATAGATTCGATTATCTTGTTCATTTGCTCTACGTAATCCGTAAAAATAATGCAGGAATAAGTAAGGTTTACATAATCTGGTACCGCTACCGCGTAGTATTCATCTATAGGTGCACGGTTAATGAGCGTACTTATCTTGTCATAAATATTTTGCTTATTGTATCTTTTCTTAAAAATGCCAAAATTAAGAGGATTATTAGCATCCATCTTATTCCCAAGCTTTCTATTCTTCTCTACATTTGTTCTCTTGAACATGATGAGAGGAGTCATAATCTTACCGTTCTTATCTCTAAAATAACCTTTCTCTTGAACGGCAGACCATCTTTCTGGAGAGCCGTACATAAGAGGTACGTTAAGTTTTACACCGTTTTGTACCACGCTAGGACGGATAACATTATTAAAGTAGTAAACAATCGTCTCATCTATATCCCTCAGTCCAACAGTAAGCAGCTGTACGTTATCTCCTTTAACTGATCTTTGGTTTGCTCTTGCTTTATTGTCCACAGAGATAGCCTTACCGCGGACTGCCTCTCCAGTGTCCGGGTTCTTATACGGCTCTATTGTATTTTGAAGCCGTTCTTCCTGAGTTAATGGTACTGGTTTACGGCTTGGCATTATCTGTACTCTTTATTTAAATGTGTACGAATTGCTCTTTTTACTTTGCTGAACATATCGTGTAACTCAACCAGTTTTTTATCATCTCTATGTTGACGAATTGCCTTTTTAAAGTATTCATTTGCATCCTCCAACTGTCTGTCTAAATGACGCAAAGGAGTGTATTCTACCTTAGATGAGCTACGACCTGTTTCCGGGTCGACAGTAGTTGACATTTTGAATCGAGTAAACTCGTCTTCTTCTAATAAATCTGTTAGTTTCATATTCTCTGTCTTGCTATGCCGACTCTATCTCCTCTTGTGAGATGACAATCGACGATAATTGAAATGCTCGATCCGTAGCTAGATCCGTAACTTGTTAAATTGTAAGAGTTATCTCTACCGAGGAAAAGCTGATTTTCTCTTACTGTATCTACTTCGTAATAATCTTCATGCCACATTAATATGTCTCCTACTTCGGGCACAACACTTACATCCGATAGGTCTCTTCTTAGAAATGCAAAAGACACATCACGGTTGAGATCAGGTCCAAAATCATCCACATCAATAATTTGATCTCCCCTTACAATTAAGCAATTGAGTTTATTCGGAGTGTAGTATACTTTTTCTAGAGACTCTCCGTACAGGTTAAAATCAGAATCATCAAGAGATATCTTATAGTACAGAACTTCCTGCTCCACAATATCCTTGAGGAGTTCTCGGTTAATGTTTACTAAGAGATCAAAGTCTCGTGTGCTTCCGAATAACATTAATTTGTAGTGATAGTCTTTTCTCCAATTTCAAATGCAGTTATAACCGGTATTTTTTTAAGAACTCTTCTTTTTAGAGCTTTGAATGCTTCTAAAGGACTTTTTTTACTTACTACTTTTACTTTTAAAGTAGCTGTGTTTGTCACTTCGTCGTGTCCTGCTGTCGATACAATAGTAACTCCTGAGGATGCTCTGATTAATTCGGCAACATCTTGGGTTGTAACCTCATCCTTGTACCTCACACGTACCATTCCGGTATGTGTCTGAAACTTTACCTCTAATATGATATCTGATAGTTTCATTATCCTACGTAGATTGCGTATGGTACATCAGTTAGGGTTCTCCTTAACGAATCTCCTTCATTAGCCTTTCTTTCAAGCTGGGCCTGCCTTGAAGTCTGTTCTAACATCTCTCTCAGGTTAGTTAAAAGCTCTGTCTTTTCGGCTCTAGAGTCTGCTAGAAGGTCTTGCTGGTTGAGAGTAGCTTCCGAACCGGGGACCGGAACTGTTTGATACTTACCTCGAATATAGGCAAGAAGTTCTTTGGCTAACGCTAGAGTGTAACGATAGACCCATTGCCGGCCAACACTGTTTATATTTGCATACGTTGGATTAGAGTAGGGCACCTCTCCAACGTTAGTTACCAGGCCGGTACCCGATCCGATAGCGGCATTGCTTTTATCTGACGATTTGTAGTATTCAAAAAGCAAGCTTCCTGAGTCGGTCGGGACTGGAAAGATTCTAAGTCTATTATTTACAAGCTCAAAAGAATAAGCCGAACGTCTAATCTGATCGTTAAACTCAATAGCCTGTACTTTTAGAGCGTCATATGATGCAGGCATTAAGAGGAAGTTAACTCCCGGGCTGTACGATCCAAAGTCGAAAGCATCCATGAGCGACTGGATACCGGTTCCGGTTCCGGCGTATGGGTCAAAATATCTTAAAATAGCAGGAGGAGCTTGGTAGAACACTCTACGCACTTCGATACCTCCGGTTACCCCTGCTGATGTTGCCCAAGCATCAAGGTCGTAAGTCTGAACACCTTTTGTTAGAGCTAAAGATCCGGTATACTTTGTTATATTACCT